CACGCTTTCCACTGGTGGTGCTGCTATTGTTAACTCTTGCGTTACTGGTGATACTGTTATCATCGGTAAAGAAGGAAATTTTAGGATAGATACGGTTTGTCCAGAAAAATTGGGTAAAAAAGATATCTCAAGTTTAGGATTAAAAGTTCTAACTCATACTGGTAAATGGCAAAGAGTTTTGGGTGCTGTTAATAAGGGGAAATTAGAAACTTGGGAAATAGAAATTAAAAATGGTAAAAGGCTAAAATGCACACCAGCTCATAAATTACTAACACCTGACGGATGGAGAACAGTTAGAGAAATTATTGAACATAATCTAAATGCCATAATTTATGACCCAGGCTTATCTAGCTTAGAACCCCAACCAATAACTATACCGCCAGAAAAAGAAATTCTTAAACCCATACCAGATTTTCCAAATTACATGGTATCTAATCTTGGAAAGGTTTATATTAAGAAAAATGGAAATTTAATTGAAAAGGAATCTAGACCCACTGGTAGGAAAAACTCTAGAGGCCAGGATTACTATTCAATAAAACTATGGAACCACAATAAAAAGAAAAAATTCAGTATACATAGCCTAGTTGCTATGATTTTCTTGGGTGAAATTCCAACAGGTTATATAGTTGATCACATCGATGGTAATCCCGAAGTTAATCACATAAACAATTTGGAAATTGTAACCCCAACTGAAAACACAAGAAGAGCTTCTCTTTATTCGAGAGGTATGAAACTTGGTAATAAAATAGGTAAAGGATTTCCAAACCTTCAATTAATTGGCAAAATTAGAGAAAAATCCCCGATAACATATCCAGATAAGGTTATAGAAGAATGCAAACAAGAACTGGGTACTGAAGTTAGTAGAGCCTTTATTTCTCGTATAATAAACCAAAGAAGGACTAATACTGTCCAGATATCTAAGGTTAAACTTATCAGAAAATTTATTGATAACATTTATGACATCTCTGTTGAAGAGGATGAGAGCTATATTACTGACTCAACTTTTGTAAACCATAACACGCCCTACGGTGTAGGTAACTGGTATCATCAGAACTGGGTAAATGCTATTGCTGGTGGTAATAAGTTTAATCCCGTCAGGTTAAGATGGGATATGCACCCAGAACGGGATATAGAATGGTATAATACCATGAAAGAGGTTCTGGGTCCAAGAAGAACTGCTCAGGAAATAGATGGGGACTTTCTTGCTTCTGGTGATACGGTTTTTGACCTTACAGATATTAAGGCTATTGAAGATGCTCTTTCAGAATATCCGGTCATTGAAAGAAAATTAAATGGTAACCTGTTAATATTTGAAAGGCCAAAAAGGGGAGAACATTACTTCTTAGGTGCAGACGTTGCTTCTGGACGAGCAAAAGACTATTCGGCCTTTACCATAATGGATAAATATGGGGATGAAAAGGTTGTTTTCAAAGGTAAGATACCGCCAAATAGGTTTAAGCATTTAATTGGAGATTTTGGTAAAGAATACAATTGGGCTAAGAATGGGGTTGAATGTAACAGTATAGGTGAAGCAGTTGCAGGGGGTTTACAGGATGAAGGTTATCCTAACCTATATTATTCTACTCAATTCCTAAGAGAAAAGGGAGAAAGGAAACCAAAGGCTAAAAAGGTCCCTGGATGGTACACAACATTACATAATAGACCAATTATCATTAACGAATTGGAAACTGATGTAAGGTTGGATAACATTGTTTGTAAGGATCCATTCTTTATCCAAGAGGCTTATACCTTTATTTACGATAATAAAAATAAGCCTATAGCTTTGGGTAAAAATGACAGGGAGTCAGAAGATGAACTATCAGAAGATACCTATACAGACGACTCCATCATGGCTAAAGCAATTTGTAATTTCATCCGAAAAGGTAAAATAAATTCAGTAGTAGTAGCACCTCAATAATCAAAATATGGGAGTATTAGATTTTTTAAGAAGAAAGCCAGATGCCCGAATCGAGGAATTGGCTTCTAAGATAGATATCTTGGGAGAGAAAATCACTGATGCCTCTCAAGAAATTAAAAAATCTGTCATCCCCGAACTTCCGAGGGGAAGGCAAAGTTATCCTGATTTTAATGAAGTTTATGAGAATTATGTTGATGGGTTAAAGTTGGCACAACCAACTTTTATCATTGACATGATCCCAATCATAAGAAAGTTATTTAGAACCAATCAAAATTTAGGTTTAGCTGTTTTTGATATGGTCCAGCTCACAAATACCGGCCACAGAGTTGTATTTGATCCTGAAGTTGCCCCAGACCAGGTTGACCTTATGAGGAAACATCTTGGTAATGTAACAAAAACATGGGGTGCGTATAACTCAGATATAAATGCTGTGATCAATCGCTGGATAGCTCAAATCTATGTTACGGGGGCTTTATGTACTGAGTGGGTTATTAAAAATGATTTATCTGGTATTAAGAATGCCATGTTGGTTAAACCTGAATACATCAGGTTTTCATACCGCAGGAATAAATCTGAATATATCCCATATCAAATTGTGGACAGCACCATAAATCCAGATGTGGTACTCCAGAATAAAAGGATGAAAAAATTAAACCAATATACCTTTAAGTATCGGGGTTTAATTAGTGATGTGGATGAACCTTATGGTATTCCGCCTTTCCTTACTGCTCTGGAAGACATTGCTGAACAGAGGAACATGAAAAAGAACATGAGCCATATTATTCAGCAAATTGGTTTAATGGGTTTCCTTGAAGTTTTGATAGCCAAACCGGATATGAAGGATATGGAAAAAGAGGATGCCTATTCTGCAAGGTTAACTCAATTACTCCAAACTACCAGGGACAATGTTAAAAGTGGATTGGCAGAAGCTATATCAGTGGGTTATAAGGATGATCATGAATATGAATTTCATTCTACCACCAAAAATATGGCTGGTTTACCAGATGTATTTGATATTAACCAAAGGATGGTTGCAGCGGGTCTAAAATTTCCACCATCGTTCTTAGGTATATCAAGTATGTCAGAAACTCATATTAACATTGTTTTCACCAAGATGTTATCCCAATTAAGGAATACTCAGGAAATCATTAAAGAAAACCTTGAGTTTGCTTATGCCCTGGAGTTGGTATTAGCTGGCTTCAGTTTCAATTACCTGAAAGTGGAATTCAAACCCTCTACTATTACCGATGCTCTCAAGGAACAACAGACAGATGAAATCAGGATTAGGAATGTTTCTAATAAATACAATATGGGTATTATTGGCCAGGATCAAGCTGCTGATGAGTTGGGTTATGAAAAACCTGACCAGAAAGAACCCAGAGCTCCAATTGATGAATCAGAGGTAGCACGTCAAAAGGTAGAGAAAGATAAAGATGCTGGCGATAGAAAAAGCAGAGATAAATCTAAGCCTCAGCCAAAAAGAGCCGACCAAGATACAAGGCGAAGATAGTCTGAAGACCAATTGTTAATTAATTAAATATAACGTTATGCCGTTTCCTAAAATTGATACCCTAACATTCTCTTTTGGACATACCCTTATCTTGGGGTCTGTTCCTGAGATTGTTTCTGCTGAGAACTTGCAGAAGGCTATCGAGGATAACCCACCAGATGTGGAGTCATTCGGTTTATTTGGAACTGATATTAATTTTAATAACTACTACCCCGAGGTAAATGCCGAAGACCTTGTCCCGAAAGAAGAGGATTTTATTGAACCTCTTTTCAGGGGATTATCCGAGGTTGTTATCAACCGTGGGTGGGATGCTATCAGTTTTAAGAAACCTGGTGTCCTTAAATCCTCAATGAGGCTATTAACTGGTCAATCTGTTTATGCCAACCATGATTCTGAAGTAGGTAATGAATTGGGTGTTATCTCTGGAGTAGTATGGCAGGATTCCTATAAAGCCAAAAATGGGATGGAAATACCAGCAGGTATTAATACCAAGTTAAAAATCGATGGTAAATCAAATCCTAAGATTGCTCGTGGAATAATGATGAACCCACCTTCCATTCATTCTACCTCTGTCACTGTATCATTTACGTGGGAGAAATCCCACCCAGAAATGGCCGATGATGATTTTATGAGAAGCCTCGGTAAGCCTGGTCCAGATGGCAAATTGGTGGCCAGGATAGCTAATAAGATCATAGCTTATCATGAAATTTCATTGGTTGCCCACGGAGCTGACCCATTTGCTCAGAAGATTAAAGAAGATGGGGAGATCCAAAATCCAAAGTATGCAAAAATACGTGAGGGAAAATTCTCTGCCGGATTTCTTGACTTCAAGGCTGAAGATGGTGAATTCATTTACACAAGTACCATAAGTAATTCAAGTACTAATCCTAAAATCAATAACACAATGGAACAATTCGGAGAACTGATTGGGATGTTGAACTTGGGTGAATTAAAATTTGATAATGTGGAAGCTTTTGCTGACCATATCAATGGCTTAATCACCAAAGCTTCCACCCTGGATCAGGTTACAGAGTTAACCGGTGAAAATCCGGTGCAGTTTATCAAAGACCTGCAGGCAAAAGAGGTAAAGACTGAAGATGAGGCCAGTATCCTGAAATTCGTCTCTGATGAAGGCGGAGTTGAAAAACTCAAAGGTTACAAAACCACATCAGAAGAACCCCTGAATACTGCCCGCCAGGAAGCGGTTAAATTCTATAAGGGCGTTTA